AGAGCTTGTACTTCGTTCAAGAATACCCTTCACTTCAAATCTCCTACGACGCCACTGTACCGGCCCCGGTCTCGGGAGACTAAGAATAGATTACCACAGGTTAGTAATCATGTCAAGATGTTTTTAGGAGGCCTTATGCAGTACCTCTCATCGGCAATGTGGTTAAAGCGTACACGAGTGATGGGAATAATTGACTGACATAGCAGCATTGCTGTGTATAGTATGGTTTTTTTCAGCACGATGACACCTCTTTGAAATGAGTAGACACGTTGCTCAAAAATAAAGATGTGCAATACAGGACACAATCGCAACTATTTTTTTGTTGCCATTTAGAAAAAGTATGCTAGTATTTCTCAATGGCAAACTACACACTCAACTTCGACGGGAGCTGCGGTCCCAAGAACCCAGGCGGTACGGCGGCGTACGGATTCGTCTTGCGCGATATCTCTAATCCGGCCTCTCCCACTACAGGTAATGGGGTTATAGGAACCGGACCGGGTATGTCTAATAACCTGGCCGAGTTCGTCGCTCTGGCGAAAGGATTGATCGCGTATGAGACTGTCGCCAATCGCGGTGACTTCCTTCAGGTGCGTGGGGACAGCAAACTCGTCATCCAAGTGATGAACCGGAAGTGGCGTGCGTCCTCAGATAAGCTCTACTACGAGGGTTACGTTCTAGCCAATGAGTTGCTAATAAATATTCGTGCTAAAGGGGTTACGGTACATTTCGACCATGTATACCGAGAGATGAACCAAGAGTGCGACGACCTGAGTAAAGAGCATCGCTAAATAAAGTGAAAATAATTCAAAAAAGGTGTTGACAAAACCCGTACTGGTGTGATAAGCTAAGAACTCAAGCTTTCAGTCTGTTCGATAAAGCTACAGCAGTACGGTATGACAATGTAAAACGATGTTCTGCGTAAAGCAGTTTTTCCTGGCTCCGGTGTGAGATGTTCTCATGTTTGCAGTAACTTGCATTCGCTTCGAGGGGCAAACGTCCAGGTCAACAAATGGTATTGTATAAAAACATCGTGTAATACAGGGGTTTGGGAACGGTTATCAGTAAAGCCTAATACCAGCAGAGTGAAATACAGTGCCCTAGCTTTCGTAGTGGGCAACAGAAGGTCACCCTCCGTCAGAGCCAAGCAATAGCACAAGCCAGTTCAATGTCTTATCCCCTTCACACGGTCAATCAATGACCAAAGATGGTGGTAGGAAACAGGATACTGAAGACCACAGAAGGAAAGCCCCTTGTGTACCTAGGGCAGGAATAGACTAATGGCGATAAGTTTTCCCAAAAAGAAGTACAGTTCAGTAAAGCTCAAAGATCGACTGGACTGGCTGCGCAAACACGGAAGCGCAGGTACGCCCAGAGAGTGGACCGGTCAGGCCTTACAGTTCCGGCGCGGACGATACGCGGACTACAAGCGCAAGCATCTACCGGCCACTAACCCTTATATCAAATGCTATTGCTGTGATAAGAAAGGGTACGATCAGTGGCACCACATCGTTTATTTATCGCGAGGAGGCCACGACTGCCCTCAGAACTTAGTTCCACTATGCCTTAGCTGTCATAAGAAGGTTCACCGATTCGATCCGGTGCGCATGAACAGAGAGAAAAAGAAGGAACTACCTACTGCTTTTAGAACGCCGGTTGTAGGATTCGTATATATACCTCCCGCCAAACCTATTGAATGTATGGCATGAAAATAAATATACACAATGTTTACGCTGGTTTTGTAGCATTTTGATTGCCAAACACTTGACAAATGGCCAGAATCATGCTATACTAGGTATAGAGATCGAACGAGATAGACTGAGCAGGCCTCCTCCTAGTAGCCGCAAGGCACTACCTGCCAGTCGTTATTACGCAGGGGGCGGTGAGGCTGGGTGCATAGTTTCCCCCATAGCCCCGCCCCCAAAGGTAACATTCGAGAGGATATAGAGGATTATAGAGGACATCATGAGCGATACCCCCGTAACTAATACGCCTGCCGTTGGGCACGCCGAGCACGCAGCCACCAAGCCGTTCGTAGCCCATGCTGTAGATCCTACAGCTCACGCAAGTCTGATAGCAGCTAGACAGCGCGCCGCGTCCGCCCACACAATCCCTGCTGCAACCGCCGCATCTGTTGCAAAGACAGCCTCTACTGTAGCCTCGGCCACCGTCCCAAGTTCCGCTGCCCCCTCTGCTGGTAACACTCACGAGTCCTTGGCAGCTAAAGCCGCTCACTTCGTCGAGAATGAGGCCCACAAAGGCATTCAGGCCGTAGAGAACGCCTTCCATCACACCGCAACAGCAGCTAAGGCCGACGCCACTACCGTTGAGACCGACGCCAAAGCGGACGTGACTAAGGTCGAGACAGCCGTAGCATCTCCCGTAAAGGCCGTAGAAGTAGACCTCAACGCTACCGCTAAGACCGGTGACGTAGCTGCTATTGAAGCCCGTATCGCCGCTGTCGAAGCGCGTCTTGAGGACTTCAACAAACGTTCAGGACAGAAGATCTAAGATCGCGTAGGGGGCGCGTTATCCCTCAGACATTTACTGGCTTGTAGCTCAACGGCAGAGCATTCGGCTGTTAACCGAACGGTTCTAGGTTCGAGACCTAGCGAGCCAGCCACATCAAGTTTGTGACAAGGTAGGGGAGGGACGCAACCCAGAACCCGAGCAACACGACTCTATTTGCGCTGTCACAAAGCACAGACAACACCCAAGTCGGAAGGTCGGGCTACCAAACTTAGCCGGGTGAAGAACAGACCTCCGCAAACTTTATATTTATGGTCTAGTAGCTCAACTACGAGAGCGCCCCGATATCCTTCACAGGACCGAGGAGGTTACTGGTGAAAATCCGACGTAGACCACCTTTTACAAATGCTCTGCCGTGTTGATTTCAACACCTAACCGTAGCAGACATGCCGGAAATACCCGGCAATATCCGGCCCCTAATAACGAGAGACCCAACCCCATGCGAAATAAGGTTCGGCTCAAGAAGGGCCAACTCGACCATTTCAGACGGCTTTCTCGTGATTCAAAAAACGAGATTCAAGCATTCCTGGTGGGCGAAGTACTTGGTCCGCATTCAGTACGGATCGACAGTTTCGCTTATCCACCGCGATACGCAGACCAATCACCAAGCCACGTTCAGTGGTACACAATTGATTTTGAAAAAGTTCGACTAGACGCAGAGGAGCGTGGGTTGAGCATTATCGGCTTTATTCACAGCCATCCCGAATGGGACGCCGTGCTTTCAGGCACCGATTACAATATTTGCATTCGAGATATGCACCGCATCTGTGGGATAGTTTCCACGCAAGGGCGCAAGACTCGGGCGCGGTTTTGGTCGATGGATAGTGCATTACCTTACGAAATTATCTATGAAAAGAAAAAAGGAACACCAGCGGATTCTGACGAAGATTCTGAATAACGAAAAACTTTCTCCGAATCGTGCGCTGCTCGGCTCATTCGCCTCCCAACTGCTTGATGCGGAGACCGAAGCCGAGACGGACCTTCTTACAAAGATCATCCTCTCTTTTATCGATGGCAAAGGAATACGCTGGACAGACACCGCAAGCGGTGACGACGGTGTAGCCCGACCTAACGATGTGGACCTGGAGGCGCAGGCAGCTATCAACAGCTTCCTCGATACGCTACGGGCCAAGAGGAACGAGAATGTCGCAGCCGCAAATCCCGCTTAGTGTAACCTTTAAGGATACAATTGGCTTTTCGAAAGTCTATACGCAGAATGGACTCGCTGTGTTTCTCAACGATACCAGTTTACAATTTGCGACTGACTTCGCCAATGTGGTCCTAAACAACTTCATCAATCTTTGCAACGAGCGTGCCCAGGCGAAAGCCAAAGAGGCCGAACTCGCTGTCCAGCCGCTAGTCACTCTGTAGGAGGAGCGATCATGCTTTATCAATACCGCACTTTCACTTGCCCATCTGCCGGTAATCATACCGATCAGAAAACATGGGACCGTGCATTTCTCAGTGCGAAAGAGTTCGAAGAGAAATACGGTAAAGACGAGTTGGACGCAGCGCAACCGCAGGCTGAGTAATGTTCATCACCGCTGTAATTATCGCGCTACTAGTGATCTTGGGCATAGCTCTTTACAGCTACAAGACACAGCGCACCGCGCGTATTGAGATACGCTTTAGGATAAAATCAAATGGCAAATCAGACAGTAAGCCTTACCAATCTTCAGCAGCTAGACATTACGATTGATCCGGTCCAGGCTTCGGGAGCAATTACCGAAGGCGCGACGGTATCGAATATCGTTTACACGCTTTCCGACGAGACTCTTGGTAGTCTAGCTACCGCCAGCGATGGTTCGGCAGTGTTTACGCCGACCATTACAACTGTTGGTACCTTTACCGACACCTTGACCGTCACCGCTACTGTGGTCGATCCCGATGGCACCACCGGTAGCTTCACCGCCGTGGCCACCCTCACTATCACTGTCGCACCTTCCGGCGCGCGCACTGTCGGCCTTGAGTTCAACTTCGTCACAGTTACCCCGAGCTAACCCGCATGGGTGTAGCTCAGTCTGGTAGAGCTTCCGATCTGGAATCGGAAGGCCGTTCGTTCAAATCGAACCACCCAGACCATAGACTGAAAGTAAAAAGTAATACCAAGGAGAAATAAATGGCAGGAAGCATTGCAGTCGGTTTTTCATTCTTTGTAGTGGGTGACGGCACCACCGATCCAGTCACCGTAAGCTTGCTTACAGACCCGATATACTTGTTTTCAGTAGACCCATTGACCCCTAGCTCCACAGGCTCCAACCCGCTCAGTCAGGCAGTATCGCCTAGATTCGATATCGTGAAGACACCGCCAACAGGAGCCTTTCTCGGTGAGTTCACCGCTACAAGCGGCTCACCTACATTCGCATTAGCCACAGGTACTCCAGGTAGCGGAGGTAACTTTTCCAGTGTTGCTGTATCGGGCTATGATATTACGGTCACTCCTGCAATCGGCTTTACCGGCGTCTTTCCGGCAGTCGGCATCTTGACCTTCTGAGATGAAAACGCTCGTCGCAATCTATACATGTCATAAATACGACTACCAACACGACATGATGCAGAACTGGCTGAAGCACCCGGTAGTCGACCGGGTGCCAGCTATACGCGACACATGGATCAAAGATGTAACCGTAGATTATAAGTTCTTCTACGGTGATTTACCTAAAGGTATAAGCAAAGAACCTTTACCTGATGAAGTCTTCCTGAAATGTCCTGATGGATACTACACTTCTAACCAAAAAACTAAAGCATTAGTTCGCTGGGCTTTGGAAAACGGCTACGACCGTATCCTAAAAATAGATGATGATATCTTCGTTCATTGGGATCGCATGACGGCCAGCAAGGGATTTACCACCGGCTCATACGTGGGTGGTGGGTACTCTCCTCAAGAAGCATACGCCTTTGGCGGCTGCTACTGGCTCGATAAGTCGGCGATGGAAATACTAGCCTCAACTCCAACAGGATCGCAAGATTGGGCAGAGGACCGATGGGCCGGGCTTGCTTTAGCTAGGCAGAATGTAAAGCTTCAGTTCGATCCGAGCTACTATTACCAAAGAGCACCTGAATCTACCCGACTTCAGTACATTGAAGATGGCCTTTTATACAGCGACCATAGGTACACAATACTTCATGCGCTAACACCTGAGCAGATGCGGGAGTATTATGGAAAACATCATACCGCGCCTTTGGGTGGGTGACGATCATGATTACGAAAAAGTAAAAGATAAACCTGACTGGAGCGTGCTTAGGTGCGCGAAGGAAGGGCCGGGTGGACATCGTGAGACTCTTGGGTACGAAACTCAAGGTGCTCCGAAAGGACCGAGTTACTTGTCGGTCGACCAGTTGAACCGGCGTGCGTTGAACTTTATTGATCCGCATGACCCACACTTCATTCCTGTAGAGATGGTCAAACAAGGTCTCGATTACATCGACGCGAGGTTGGCGGCAGGCGATAAGGTCTTAATCGCGTGCAATAAAGGCCACAGTCGCGGTCCTACGACCGCCATGCTCTACTTACGAAGCATCGGTGAACTGGCAGGTAACTTTCATCACTCAGAGCGCGTATTCAAGACGCTCTACCCTCAGTATGATCCTGGCATCGGTATGCGAACTTTCGCATCTAGCCACTGGAGCGAGTTCGATCAGTACCTACGAAAGGCATCATAATGGCAGATAAGAAGTGGACAGACGCAGCCGCTAAGTCAATGGGCGGTTCCGATAAAGGTCCGAAGAAAGAAATCAAGCACATCATCACCAGCAAGTCCGCTAATGGCGGCCATATTCATACACATGTCCACCACAACTCAGCTCACCCAGACGAGACGCATACGACCAAGGGCGATGATGAGATGCTGGCGCACATGGCTGCAAACGCAGGCACGCCGAATCCTGGCGAAGCTGCTGATCCGACAATGCAGGGAGCGGCACCTATGACCGCAAGCCCTAGCCCCGCACCCGCCGCCGCGCCTTCTGGCCCGACGCCGACCGGCGCACCTGGAATGTAATCATGGCAGAAGATACGATTCATTTAAGTCACCATCGCGCGTTGATCCACCTAAATAAAGGTGGATTGCATCGTGCGCTCGGTGTTAAAGAGGGCGAGAAAATTCCCGCCGACAAGTTAGCCAAAGCCAAAAACAGTAGCAACCCCCACCTTAAAAAGATGGCCGAGTTTGCCTCTACGATGGAAGGCTGGAAACACTAAGGCTTGGGAGGGCCGACCGCATGCATCTCGCTAAACTCAGAGATCTTGCTGCGTCGTCTTACCTAGATCCGAACTACCAATTCCGCGATAAAACACAAGACGAGATTCTGGCAATGGCCCAGGTCTCGTTTCTGCGTTTGCCTCCTGCACAACAGGTGAAGGCAATGCAATCGTGGACGAACTTGCTTGAGAAGAATGGTGAGCCGGTAACCCCCGAGAATCAGACTGAGTTTTTAAAACTCCGTTTTCTTTGCCAAACCAATCTTTACTTCCTTTGTCATGTCTTGGAAAAATACAACCAAGTCACGATCAAAACGCACGAAGACATTTGCAACAAATTCTTCACGCAGAAGAATCCGACCTTTGCTACTTTCGAGATGTTTGCTAACCAGTACACTGATTTGAAGGAACGATTGCTGCTCGTACCACGCGGCGGATTCAAGTCAAGTATCGACATCGCAGATTGTGTGCAATGGGTAATATGTTTCCCCGCTGTTACCATCCTAATCCTAACCGGTGTGTACAAACTGGCCGGAGACTTTGTAGGTGAGTTGAAGCAGCACTTCACTCTCGAAGAGGATGTGAACGCCCCCGGCAAAGCAGGTAAAGCTGGCTTCGTCCCTCGCATGATGCTTAACGCAGAAACTAATGAGTGGACACCCAGTTTGTTTCAGACGCTCTTCCCAGAGCACTGCATTCAGCCTAACGACGGGAGCCAATTCAAATTTCAGACGCCTGCTGGCGGTAACGACAAAGAGTCGACCGTAGAAGCCGCGTCTATCGAGCAGTCCCTCGTCGGTCAGCACTTCGGAATCCTGAAGCTTGACGACGTGGTAACAAACGAAAACAGTCAGACACCAGAACGTCTCTCGAAGATCAACGACCAAATCAGCATCAACAAAGCTATGATGCACCCTTACGGTTTCTTTGACGTAATCGGTACGTGGTACGACGAGTATGACTTCTACGGCATAACTATCAAACAGGAAGAAACTTTCGCGGAAGAGATGGGCCTTCAAGGGAACATTCACGGTTCTGTCGAGAGTGGCCGGTTTGAGAGCGCCGTCATGGTAAAGACTTACCTGCGTGCATGCTGGTGGCTAACGCCCGAGGCGATCAAGGCCGGTAAGACTGATGACATCGCGAAGAAAGATGACCTGGAGCTTTGGTTCCCCTCACGCCTACCGTATGAACTTCTCAAGAAGTATGAGAAGCAGGACGCAGGTAAAGGCAACTTCGCAATCAAGTATCTCAACAATCCGCGCAAGATCAACAAGGTAAAGATTCCTCGTGAGCTACTAGTAGGCGCGACGATCAAGCACAATGACCTCCCTCATCAGGGAGTAGTCGTGATGGCCGTCGACACCGCGTACTCTACGAAGAGTTGGGCAGACTACACGGTTGCCGTTACCGCTCTGATCTATGGCGGACGCTTCTACGTGCTGAACATGGTACGCGGACGATTCAACGACGTGGAGCTTCCTGCCGTACTCGCCGCCACCGCTGCCAAGTGGAAACCTAAGCGAATCGCTATCGAGGAGTCGGTCGGCGTGAAGTGGATGGGCCGCGAACTCAAGCGCGAGATGGACAAGCTTCAGATAAGCATTCCTGTGGAATATGTTTCCCTGGGACTAGGAAGCAAAGCCAACTCGAAGAAGATGAAGGCCAAGCCTTTCATCCGCCTGCTCGGTGACGACCGTTTGAAACTCCTCAACTCCTGCGAAGGATACGATGAGATTCTGAACGAGCTCACACAGTTCACCGGCACCTCAGAAGATAAGCACGACGACATCGTATCTGCATTCTCCATCCTCGTAGATGTATTCGAGGGTTGGGCAGAGATGGGAAAACGCGTCGACAACACAGACATGAGCTTTGCCGCCGACGCTAAGTCGAAAGCGATGCACGACATGATCTATGGAGTTGGCAAGTACGCTCATCTGAATGCCAACGCAATTCAAAACGACGACAACCCGTCCACTGCCTACCAAGTGCAGAACAATCGGTTGTTCAGAGACGACGACGGTGGCGATAAAGACCCACTGTCCGACGCCGGTCTATTCGGCTAAAAAGGGAAGAGTATGTCAAAGGCATTAGCTAAGAAGGTAGTGAAAGATTTCGCAAAACAGGATGGCAAAAACGACGCCAAACTTCTCAAACAAGTTTTGAAGAAAGATGTCAAGAAAAAGAAATAAGCTGCACTGACTCACTCGCGGAAAAACTGGTTAGTTCGAGTTCAAACCAGCGGACGCCGCAATTCATGGCGGCATGACGGGCACGTCATTTTCCTACGCCCAGACGTGGTGCAGAAGGCACGCGGGTGAATTGAACTCTTACAAGAAAAGGCAGGAGGCTATGAGTGGGTGAGATAACATCAGAAGGGCCAGTCACAGGGACACTAAACCCTAGCGATTATGGTAAAGGTTCGGACCTAAAGACCTCCAATGCGGAGTTGAACTTAGTCGTCGGAGCTGCAACAAGATCTATTCAGTTCGTGAATGATAAGCAATGGAATTTGCTCTGGCGTGATGCCGACCTTCTGTTCCAGTCGCCGCGACCGATGAGTGTGTACGAAAATACCTAGACATACATGGGGCACCTCGCCGAAATTCGAGAGTGCGAATCGACTCTGATTGACTTGGAAGCTGAAATGGCTAACAGGGCGCAAGCTGATAACTTCAGCAGCGTGAGAGACTAAGTGAGACGACACCCTTTAGGGTGAAGCGATAGTCCGACCTGCATGGAATAAAAACATGCAGAGGTAGGCAGAAATGCCCTATCTCGGCGCAAGCCGATAACATATTGATGTGTTAGAACCGAACGTGCAGCGCTTCACCGTAGCTAAAGTTTGTTCCGCAATCGTACCTCAGTTGTACAAGGGTCTGTTCTACCAAGATCCGCCCATGCTCCTCCGTCCGCGCCCAGGCACCACGCAAGAAACCGTAGACGCAAAGACTGCTCTGTTCTCTTACTTGCTTGACGAGTGTGGGTTCAAGACCCAGACCAAATGGGGTTTAGAGCAGATGACCCTGCTTGGCACCGGCATATGGAAATGGGGTATCGACTTTAAGGAGATCGTCAGCTCTAAGCGTACCGCTACGAGCGCGACCATCACGAGCGGAAGCGATCCAAGTACCTCAGAGAAGATCACGATCCCTCTGGACACACTACCAGTCATAACCAAAGAAGTACGCACTGTGCCGCGACCGTTCTTCGAGAGCCGTCCGCTGAACACGGTGCTGGTCGACCCTAAGACGAGCGTCGGAGACATCCGCACCGCTGACTACGTGATCGACGTTCGCTACATGGACTTTTACGCACTCAACAACATCCGTCAAGCTCTATCGGAGCTGCCGAAAGGCCACCCCGAGCTCGTCGGTTGGGAACTACCTCTAAGCGAGGAAGAACTCAAGAGTTGGTGGATGCAAGGTTATAGCACTAACGTAGCCGCCCCGATTGAGAGTGATACCGCGCAGTACGCGAAGGGTATCGTTCACCACTCGGAAGAGATCAACATCGAGGTAACCCCCGACCTGTTGTTCAAGAAGATGGAAGTCTTGGAGTACTGGGACAAAGGCCGAAAGATTATGGTCATTGACCGTAAGCATGTGATCTTTGCTGGCGCTAATCGTTTCAAGAAAATTCCGTTCCTATCGTCAAACTGGATGAATCGCCCAAAGGCTTTCTATGGTATGGGCCTCGGTTTGCTAGTAGGACAGAATCAGCGCGTCGACCAAGGAACAATCAACGCCATACTCAAGATTTTGTCTTTTGGCGTTAATCCTATTTACCTGCGCAAGCGCGACACTAACTCGCCGACGCAGATGATCCGCACCGGCCTGGGTAAGATCCTGACCGTCGACACGGATATCGACAAAGCCTACAAGCTGATGGAAACCCCCAAGGTTCCCGCAGATATTTGGACGGCATTGTCGGAGAGCAACACGGCAACAGAGAGCACATCCGGCGCAGACCAAGCACTCGTGCAAGGTTCTTCCGCAGGCCCTCGTAGTTCAATGGGCCGTACGGCAGGCGGCGCAGCTACCCTCGCGGGTGCTAGCGCGACACGCTTAGATGGTCCTCTTGACAACTTCATCGAGCAAGTCTTCAAACCATTTCTCTACATCTTGGACGACTTGATTCTCAACTTCCTATCGGATTCTGAGATCACGGCGATTCTCGGCGATGAGGTTGGTAAGGAAATTTCAGTCGACATGCAGGCGTTCCACGATGCCCGTATTTCGTACGAAGTCCTCGCCGGGTCATCATTGGCCGCGAAGCGCACGATGGCACAGTCGCTTACACTCATCACTCAGATCCTTGAGAATCCGCAGATTCAGTCTTCACTGGCCGATATCAACGGAGAGTACATTGACTTCAAGCCGATTGTCGAAATGTGGCTCGAAGCCTCGGAGTGGAAGAACTCCAACGACATCATCAAGCCTCTCACACCAGAGATGCAGCAACGTCGTCAGGCTCAGTCAGCCGCCGCTCAGAATGCATCGAAAGCCGCTGTTACACAACAGAGCAATACACAGAAGTTTCAACAGAAACAGCAACTCGAAGATCAAGCCACCCAAGGACGTATCAAGCGCGACATCGTGCGCGAGGCATTCAAGGACAACGGCCAGAGTGAGGCAGTCTCAGGACAAGCCAACCCTTTGGGTATTGAAGGTTCGACTCCAGAGGTGCAGTAAAACACTAGGTTCCCTACATCGAGTAGGGCTAAGTCAAACCCTCGGTGATTGGGTTTGGGCCATAGTTTTTTAGTTGTGCTCAAGACGATCAGGGAAAGCATCCTTGCATACGGCAAGGTGAGAAGGGCGATGCGCCCTACACGACCCCCTGATCCAAGTATGAGAGCGCAGAGAAGAGTTAGGGTTGGAGTCCCTTATAAAGACCGTAAAGACTTACGGCACTCGCTTTGACGTCACTGTCCTGGGAGGGAATAGTGCAAGAGTTCAATAATCAGTTTGATCCAGAAGTTATCATAAGCCCACAAGAACAAGCTGCGCTCGTACTCCTGAGCGCGTCGGAAGGTTTCAAAGTCCTGAACCGCATCATGCGCGGCGAAGTCGACAAACTTATCATGAGTTTCGTCAATGAGCCTGGTGACAGTGACGCAATGGTCCTGAACAAACACAAGTTGGTAAAGGCCGGAGCTCTCTTCTACGACGGCGTGATAAACCGAATGAATCATGAGATTTCAATCTACGCGTCCACAGCAACTGACCCGACGCCTGTAGATATGACCGAGCACCTGATAGACATGGGCGCACCGGCCAGTACGCAAGACGATGTTCAGAACGACCATGAATTTGGCTTCGAGGAGAGCCCATTCTAAATGAGTGAAATACTCGACCCAGTAGAAAACATTGAGACTCCCGGTGAGAACGCCCCGGTTGTCGAGACACCGGTAACACCGGAGCCAGTAGTTCTCCCTGAGCTGCGTTACGAATATCAGCCCACGGACGAACAAGGCCGTCCCATGGGCGGAGTACAGGTCATCAAATATACCACACCTGATGAGCTACCCGCCAAGTTTGCAGAATCTCAAACGTTGCTCTTGAGAAAGCTCCGCCAGGAGACGAAGAAGAATCGACTCGGCATTACCGACGAGACCCCCATAGAGGGTACACGGTACGCTGCGCCACTCGAATTTGCCCCTCGGACGCTCTCTAATGAGGATCGTTTTAAGATTAGCCGTAACTTGCAAGACCCTGAAAAGTTTGAAGAGGCGCGAGACCTCTTGATGGAGTCAACGTTTGGCGTCAAGCCGAGCGTGCTCGTCAGCACTATCCAGGGTTTGCAGGCCGATAACGTTCAGATGAAGGCGCAGAGGGAAGCAGAGGCCTTCGTAGCCGATACTCCTGACTACGTGAAGTGTCCCGAGAACTTCGAGGCACTGACAAACTGGATGGTACGATATGACCTCGCACCGGTCAGAGATAACTTCCGCAAGGCCTTCGATACATTGAAAGCCGCAGGAGTTCTTGTAGAATCGAACGACGTATACAGTACGCCGTCCGTGACCACTCCTAGCTCTGAAGTAGAGCCTGGACAAGTTGTGCTTGACCCACCAACGCCGCCTCTTGAAGCTAAAGAGGAAACCCCTGTAGTGTACGCTCCGGCGCACATCCCAACAGGACTGAACAGCCGCAACAGTTCCGCAGAAGCCCCGCGCAGCAACGCGCCGGGCAGCGACATCGTTTACGAAGTCGTGGATGCAGCAGGAAAGAAAACCATCTACACCGGTACAAAGGCCGTTGAGATGATGCCGTCAGACGAACTCCGTCGCCGCGCTAAAGATCCAGCCTTCAACAAGAAATTGGAGAAGCTTGAGGCCGAAGCCACCGCACGCCGCGCCGCACGTAACGGTCAGTAAGACTCCTCGGGAATAAATGCCCCGAGCGGTAGTGGGCCGCACCGTAGAAGTTGGCCCCTGAATTTTGCAATATTTGAAAGTTTTGAATGAATGGGTCGTCGGATTACGATTCCACATTCCCAAAGTTATGTGCTGAGGCAAATGCGGTCCCGAGTCCTGGGACGGCCATCGCTGACACTGTGTCGGATTACACAGCTATGAGATGACAACACATTGGGCGACAATCGAGCAGCTTTATCTCTGGGAGGAGATGAAAAGACAAGATTGTTGTTGTTTCAAAGGTATCAATAATGGCTTATAACCCAGCAGCAAATGGCCAGAGTAATCTGCCTCAGTCCACTGTAAAGTTCTATGATAAAAAGTTCCGAGAAAATCTTAAGGCTCAGACGCCTTTCGTAGCTTGCTCCGAACGACTCGACCTACCCACCAAAAGTGGTAATCAATACGAGATGTTTATGTACGTGCCCCTGGCTGCGAACACTGCGCAGACCACGGAAGGTACTGTCGGCAACTCGATCACTGTTTCCGTACTGAATACCACCGCGACCATCGGCGAGTACGCCGACTTCGCCAACTTCTCCTCGCTGTCTCTCGCCACCGCGATTGACAACACGATTGAGAACGTTGCTCGTGAGATGGCATATCGCCTCGGCGAATCCCTCTCTGGTCTCGTTCGCGCAACCGCAGACGGCGCTACCGCAGTTGATTCTAGCGTCCTTGTGCAGCTTGCCGCGACCAGCACCACCAGCTTTACGACTCTCAGCTTGAACCAGATTCGTAACGCCGTGCAGGGCCTCGCAGGTCGCTCCGTCCGTCCGTTTGACGAAGCTTCCAAGAGCTTCTGTGGAGTCATCCATCCGTTCGCTCTCGGCGACGTGCTCTCTGATGTCAGCAACAACAGCCCCATCGACATCCTGAAGCACACTCCGGTCGGCCTCATGCGCATGGAAGACCTCATCAGCACCGACCTGACCGAAATGATCGAGCTGCCGTCCTCGGGCGTCCGCTTCTTCCAGTCGAATCAGGTTACTGCCACTCCGAACTATAAGGCGATCACCGGCCTCACCGCCCTTCGCACTTACATCTTCGGTCGTGACGGTATCTACTCCATCAAGCTCGGAGCACAGGGCGACACGGAGTACGGTGACGGCGAGTGGAACAACATCAAGCCGAACATCACGCAGAATGCGCCTAACAGCGTTGCCGACCCCGAAGGTTTGATCCCTGGATGGACCAGTTACAAGGTTCACTTCACTACCAGCCTCGGTCCCGACACCACGATCCGCATCCGCGAAATAGATGCTGCATCGGCGATTTCGTAAATCAGCTAAGACTCTGGCCCTCTCGTAAAAACAGAGGGCCGATTCTTTTACTGTAAGACCTCGAAAGGAATAAGAAATATGGCTCTTTATCCAGCCCCTACTACTGGTCTTGGCGTAGCCGCAGCGATCAAGGTTCAGGGAAATGAAACCCCTCTGAGCACTACCCCTGGGTACAACGATGTAACGTTGTCCCTGTCGGGCACCGGCTTCCCAGAATCATTCCAGCTTGATCCAGTCCTTGAGGATGCAGGCGGGAACGTCATCACCCCAGGTACCGCATACGTTGTGACCTCCGTCGCCAGTGCAGCCGCTCAGTTCACCGAGACCCTGTCTGCCGCCGCTGCCGCTTCTGGTGGTTCCACTGTCTACACGACCTCTAGCGCTCCGGCTGCTGGTAGTCTTGTCGGACAGACATTCATCGTCACCGGCTTCGACCTTGCGCCGAACAACGGCACGTTTGAATGCACTGCCAACACCACGACCACCATTACGCTTAGCAATGCGTTGGGTGTCGCTGACACACACGCGGGAACCGCTACCAGTACCCCTAACGTTGCAGTCTACACCGGTACCTTCACAAGTGCCACCACAGGTTCGCTCGTCGGACTGACTGTCGAGATTGCAGGCTTTGTTACTAACACCGTGAACAACGGCAGCTTCCTGATCGTAGCCAACTCTGGTGCGACTACGATTACTGTCGACAACTCGGCGGCTGTAGCAGAGACTCATGCGGCGACTGCGACTGTAGAAGAGAGTGGCACCAATGCTCTTACCTACTTCGTGGACGGTACGCAGTCTTATGTCGGCGGGACCAGTCCCGTTGCCGTAGGCGCTACCGGCGTAAAGGTACTGAACGTATCCGCATCCGGCCTTATCACTACCAATGGTGTGACTGGCGGAAGTGTGGTTGAAGTATCGTATCCGTTTGCCAACAACGCGATCCCTGCGATTGTTTCTTCTGGAAACCCTATGAACGGCTTGCCGGTCAATAAGGTCTATGCAGAAGTAAACGTCACGGTGGTCAAGTAAGTAAGTAAGTAAGCAACAAGACAAACCAGAAAGGCGGAAGAGGAGCCGCCAACTATGGCATGTGAAAATTGTTCAGAAGACCTTCGCACTGCGACCCGGCACCATAACAGAGTCCTGCGAACCGTCAATAAAAGTTTACGCAGAAAGTCGGAACGTCTCGGAGCGAAAGCTGACGAGTTGTTTACCGCCCTTTGCGAAGTAGATGTGCAAGCGCAAGAAGCACTGAGGGAACTCTGGGAGCGTGGCGGGTTTCAACCACCCATCGGCCCAGAGGATTATACAATCATAATCGAGCGTAGCATCGCTGCACTGAAGTTTCAGCGAGAGCACGAGAGCCACACGAGCCCGGTAGCTGAGCGCATTGCCGACTAAGTTTCGTTTTCTGTTACATACCCAGGGATGGATTATCTGCTGGTGCTATCTCTGACAGAGAACTTTTATCTCCTATATGACCGGCCAGTCTGTATGGAGGTACTGCCGACGGTGTGTAATGTTCATCGCGCGAACGTCATCGTTTGGCAGACACGTTATTTGTTTATTCACCAAAGAGGAGAGACTTTGGATCAGAAAGAAGCAGTATACACCGGACAGGGTACACGTCTGAGTGAGAAGGCTCCTTGGGAGTCGTACGCGTACGAGATGGAGCAGCGTCTCGCCCCTGACCTGGAAGCCGCCGTCGCTGAATACTCTAAACGGTCATACATCGACGAGAGCAAGATCAGCAACCAGAACAAAGAAGCCGCCGCCGAGCAGAAAGAGTTTAGCGACGGTATTGCAAAGCAGTACCAGTGGTTGACCCCTGAAGAGTACGCTGACATTGGCGCTCGTATCGGGCGAGTCATGGCGCACACAGAGTTCATCACTCTCTTGCGTAAGGCTGGCGTACACGCGTATTACCAACAGCATTTACATGCTGACAAAGCAAACTTGCTGATCGGTAAAGATGGCTTCTCCGAACCCACAGTCGAGTGCTGGGTGCAGATAGGGCAGATGCCTGAACTATCCATCATGAACTTTGACGACCACGGTGCACCATTGGCCGAGCGTCGGCGCGGTTGGCGCACTCCGCTCCTACAGCTCATCCTGAAAGGCATCATCTCCGAGGCGAAAGCAATCAAGTTCTTCGGGAGACCTAAAGAGACAGAGCAGTTCCACAAATATAACGCGCTGGTCACGGCTTATCGCAACAGCGTCGGCGCGATGTAACAAATCCCAGAGGAGGGATGAATGGCAGATAAGAGTTTAGAACAGATCGCGGGAATCAACACGACTACCGCACAAGCACAGCAGACAATCGAAGCACCGAAGCAGCAAGAGAAGCCTAAAGAGAAAGAACAGCCCAAGTTCAACGCAGAGCCGACCGAGCTGGAAAAGATTCAGATCGAGATCGCAAAGGCTCAGCTTGAGTCCCTTCGTCTCCAGCAGGAAGAAACCCAGCTCGCCATCGCAGAGCGCAAGCTCAACTCGCAGGACATCCAAGCTCGTCTCGACGACCGTGCCCTCAAGTCCAACGATCATGGCGCTAAGGCGCGTATCAATGGCGCGGCCATCGCAGACAAGAACCGCACCCAGAAAAAGAGCGAAGAGAAGTGCAACCACCGCAAAGGTGGAAACGGCCAGGCCGGTTATGTTGGCGGACAGGGTGATGATTCGCAGTACGCAGTCATGAAGCACACGTTCTGTAACGGTGACATCAACGTCCGCTGTATGCGTTGTGGCAAGACATGGAAGCCGCCCATCGCTGCTGATTACGGCGACGACCGCGAGGCCTATCTCGACGCGTATGCCGACTATAAGACGGCTTGCAACTTCCCGACCCGTAATACTGGGTCGAGCTCCGTGTTGTTTGGTTACTCAGACAACGGTGCGTTCTACAGGGAACAGACAAGACACACTACCATGAGATGATGGTAGAAATACGAATCAAGAAACAACCAGCCCTCGTACACTTTATGTGCGAGGGCTCTTTTGTTGTATGGAGACATAATGCCAGGACAGAACTCGAATGTGGAGCTCCAAGAAATAATCGATGACGCCGCATCTCTTGGAGATGTATCACCGGCACTCGCTACTGGCGGGTTCTCGAACGCCCCGGCCATCTCCATCGCGAACGATGTCATGCAGGACATCATCAATGGCGGACCTATCGGTCAGCCGTATAACTGGAAGTGGAACCGCACCAACGTTCCTACCTTTACGACCATCTCGTACCAGCAGGACTACTTCGTGCCCGGCGTCGTAAACGTCGCGTGGCTTGAGCATGCATGGGCATCCCAGATCAACCAGACATCCATACCGAAGCAGAAGCAGCAGCTCGAAGTCAAGAAAGACCTTGACGTAACGTATGAGCAGAATTCTGACCCAGGAAAGATTTGCTGGCTCCCGAACGATCTGCTACAGACCGGCACATGGGGTGCGAACCCCCTCGGCCCTACCGCCACTCAACTTCAGGGCGACACGATCAACATCGGCCCGAATCTCGGCGGCTTGCAGAACCCCGGTCCAAACGTAATCTATACTAATCCTATCGGCATCCTGAATCAGCCTACGAACGCGACGACTTGCATCACTGACCCTAACGGGAACCTGTGGAACCTCACGACCTTCGGTACGTGCGGCAACACGCAACCGACTTGGCCAACGAACCCGGTCTATCCGACGATCCCTGCTCCCACCACCGTGGCTACCACAGTAGCAGACGGATCTTGCATATGGACCGCGATCAACCCGAAGGGCCAGGGCTTCCGCCTGAATCCCATTCCGCCTCAGAACGGTGTGGCATGGCAGATCGTAGTCGAAGCTCAGATGCGCGCTCCGCGCTTTAAGAGCACCTCTCAGACACTTGAGCCTATCCCTGATGATTATGCATGGGCATTCAAGCAAGGCTTCTTTGCCGAATGCTATCGGCGCAATCCTGATCCGAAGATTCGATCTAAATATCAACTGGAGCGTCAGCTCTTCCTCGAAGCCCTCGACAAGGCAGTACGCCAAGCCGACCGCGAGCAGGACGACTATGGATTTTATCCAGGCCAAAGTATCATGGACAACGGTTGGGGCACAGCCCAAATTTCGGCTAGTTACCCCTATGGACCCTGGTCAAGTCGTTGATAAATAAGGTATTTAATTGCTTAAAACACATTGTAAAAACGGGCATGAGCAACCTGATCCTCGGGATATTGAAAGATGATACTGACCATATGAGAAACCTCATTGGTTATTTGGAGAGATCAAATGGCAGCATCTAGTACAATAACCCTCCTTCGGACCTCGGAATGGGCAAAGAAATTTAATTTTGGTCGAACGAATGCCAACAACGACTTCCTCGAACCAGCCCTCACCTCAGCCAATACTGTGGTCCAGACGATCATGGGCGCGCCCTTTGCATGGCGGTGGAACCGTCGCATCATTGGCTTTGTTACTGTCATAGGCCAGCAGGACTACACCGTATTCAATTACACTGCCTCAACAGCCGTCACACTAGGTTGGTTCACCATAGATGATGCAGGTAACTCCCAAGTCTGTACGACAGCAGGTACCACCGGCACCGGCCCAACATGGAACCACACGCTCGCAGGCACAACTACGGACGGGTCAGTGACCTGGACAAACAGAGGTCCAGTGCTCCCGACAGCAGTAGGCTCTTACACCTTTGCATGGATGGAGACGCAGTCAGTCAACGATCCGACAAAAGGATGGGTAGAACTTGGTGCAAAGATTTCTCTCGGCCTCGATTCGACTCAGGGACGTCCGGCTTTCATCGCGGCGCAGACTGACGATGGCCTCGGTAACGTCACCTTCCGTCTGATGAGTACACCGGACAAGGCGTATCCTATTGCTATCACTATCCAGCAGAAACCCCCGATCTTCAGTAAGCTATCGCAGACTTGGGCACCAATCCCTGACGAGTATTCCCACATCTACAATTGGGGTTTCCTCGCGATGATGTGGCTGTTCGCCGATGACCCACGCTTCGCTACGGCCAATCAAAAGTTCATGGCAGGCTTACTCGGTACAGCAGAAGGTCTCACGGAGACGGAAAAGAACATCTTCCTCAACACGTGGTACTCAATTACCGGTGCGCCATCTGCCAACGGGCAGAGACAGAATCAAGGCTTCCAGGCGCGACAGACATAAGGAGTAGCATGGCACAGAACGGTCTCCCCGTCACACAGTTTACTGACGCTGAGGGGAATGAGCTGGCCAACGGCTTTCTCCTTGTCAACATCAGCACCGACAGTCAGACACCAAACGGTCAGCTTGGCGCGTACAGTAAAGTGCGCGTCCAGCTCGACGGCAGCGGCAACGTATCAGGTACGCCGTTGTTCTGGCCTAATGTCAGCTTACTACCGGCAAATACAGTTTATTTACTACGCGCCTACACGGAAGAGGGACAGCTTGTAACCGTCACTCCCATTGTAGTGACCGTTACTCCGTCCAACCCTACTGGCTTCGGCGCGGCATTCGGCGCGTCATTCTCTTCATAAGGAGCATCATGGCAATAGATTTCGGCCCAAAACTAAATCTTTTTATCAACGCTGATATCAATGAAGTCTACTATGATGCGTTCCGACCTTTCCTCATCGGCTTCGATAGTCTGGTGCAGGCCACGGTCATTAGTGCAGGCGGCAATACGGCTCCAAGTTCTCCAGCGAACGGAGACGCATACATCGTAGGCACGAGCCCTACAGGGACGTGGGCAGGCCACGGAAGCGCATTGGCAGTATGGTCGACAGAGGTCACCACGCCCGGCACTAATACAAAGGTACCAGCATGGGTTTACTACACTCCAAACAACGGTTGGCAAGTGTGGAGCGTCGGCGCTCAGCAGCTCTTAGTCTTTACGAATACCGGGTGGCAGAACCTTCTAGTAAACGTACCACAGACCAATATAAATAATAACTGGACGGCAGCTCAAACTTTTGAAGAAGGATGGGTATCGGACTCAAATGTAAGTGTACTTGCGACAGCACCAGCCACTAACTCAGCCAATCAGAATTCTCCTATTTTTGAACTAGTTGGTAACTATTGGGACGGCAGTACATCCCAGACCGACACATGGTCGTGGCAAGTGCAGCCCGGTTCGGGAACAAATCCCACTGTAACGCTTGCTCTTGTATTTTCCGGATCAAGCGGTACTCATCTTTTACAGTTCAATTCCGATGTTTTTGCTGAAAATTTCAACGGTGTAAATGCAGACTTTAGCGGCATTGTTAATGGACTAGAGGCAAACTTTGCCGGTGAGGTTCTAGTGTATAGCACCTCGGCGGCGACTAACGTCACCAACTCTGCCGCCCCACCATTAGTATTTTCTAGCAACTATTGGAATGGGTCAGCAAGTGTCTCAGAAAGTTGGGAACTAGGTGTAGTGCTCTCTTCTGGTTCAAATCCAGTGTCTACTCTCGTGCTATCACACACCAGCGGATCAGGATCAGACTTTCAGTTCCAAGTACCTAACATTAGTGTACAGGGCAGCGTTGAAACTGGCTCACTAACTATTAGCTCTGCGACAGTCGCCACGACAGCGACAGCCGGTAGCGAAACTCTTCCTGCAAACCCACTAGGGTTCTGGGAGACAGTCATCAACGGTACGACTGTGAAGATTCCGTACTACTCGGTATAAGGAGCATCATGGCAAGCAAAGTGGTCATCGCAGGTGGGGGCTTTCAAGACGCCGAAGGAAACCCATTAGCATCTGGTTATCTCATATTTCAGCTAAGCCAAGATGCACAGGTCAACGGTACGACCGAGATCACGGCAGGCTCTAAACTAAACATACCGCTCGACGGTAGCGGTAACGTGTTAGGTACACCTAGTATTTGGCCTAACGATGTTATTGCCCCAGCGAACACGTTTTATATCGTATCTGCATATAGCGAAAACGGTCAGCTTGTATGGGGGCCGAACGCACAGCAGGTATTGAGTACGCCATCACCGTTCAGCATTGGAGCATGGGTTCCAGGCAGTGTGAACGTATCTGGCGGACTGCAAGGTCAGCTCTCCGTATCACAAGCTACGACCTACACCAGCGCAACATCCGGTTCAGCATCAGCCCTCCCCTCACCACCAGCAGGCTATGTGACCATCAGCATCAACGGCACAAACTTCAAGATGCCTTATTACAACTTGTAACGGAGATTGATACAAATGTCAGTTCAAATGTTTACCAATAATCTGAACGTAGCTCTGCGCACCTTTGACGCGGTTACGCTCAACGACACTCTTCCCGCAGCCCCAGATGGCGCGACTAACATCACATGGCAGTTCGACGTGTTCGGTAACGTATCAGGATATGTATCAGGAGGGGGCGGCAGTACTGCGTCAGGTCCGGTAGCCTCTATTCAGACGACCGATGGGGATGGTAACTTTACATCCGTACCAAACCTACTTGCCGAGCAACTACCGTCTAGTACTTATTGTAGCCTAACGTTAGGTGGTAGTAACGATAACGATCTTCGTCAGGGTTTCGTAGCGTCTCCGTCAGACCCTACTTTTTACTTCGATACACTAAGCGGTGGAGCTTATCAGTTTCGTTCTGCTGGATTTACTTACAACCAATTCAACGTCAATGGATTAGCGATACCTAACACTGACCAAGGTATTTCAATAGGTTTCGGGCAGACTTTTTCTTTGAATGCCAGTCTCGCTATCAATGCTTCTAGCGTTGTCCCTATTCTTTTGACAGCAGGAACACTGGTGGACACTCCTGTAAACGGTGCCTTCGAGTATGACGGCACGAATCTCTATTTCACTGTAGGCGGAACTCGTAAGACCGTCACGTTAGTCTAATCGTAACACTCGGAGATATACATGACGCACCCTAACGGCTTTCAGTTCCAGCCTACCAAGAACCTCAACCGCTATCTCCGTGAATACGGCGTGGTTTGTCTCAGCGACAACACGCCTGCCCCACCAGAGGGTATGGCGAATATCAACTGGCAGACTGATAGCGATGGTAATATATCGGCATACGTCGAGCCGGGGGGCGGAGGTGGTGTAGTCCCCAGTGCTACCACAATTCTTCCAGCTTACACTGAGAATGGATTAGAAGTACAAGGTACAGGCGCTAGTCTAAGCAACTTAAATCAAAGTAACCAATGGGATATGTCTTGGCCTGGTACTTTGAGTTTAGGATCACAGAACCCAATACCCGTCTTGCTCCCATCCACTACTGACTACAATAGCATATCTAATTATGGGTACTTTTCTAACTACGTAGGATTAGACACTAACTTCACAATTGAAGGGTCAGGCTTCTCTCTAGGCAACGCCGGTCTATGGACTGTAGGTCATGGGATGTCCTCTGTGCTCAATACCGGAGTACGTGGTATTCATCAAAATACTTCCTTCATTATCAACAAACATTCAGCCGGAGACACGGCAGGTATCTACGGCTACGTCTTCACTGATGGCGGAGTGTCTGCTCAGTCTGACGAGGGTGTCACTGGTCTGCAATGTGAACAGAGCGAAAATGTAGGATATTATCACGGAACAGTAGTATCTTCCAGCGGAGTTAACGACCGTTCGCCCGTTTGGAGTTCTGCAACCTCTGGTAACAACTGGACAACTGACGGTGCTTTTATGCTGAATATCAGCAGACCTATAGTGTCTAGTAGAGTTACAGTACCTACTCCAAGCTCAGGCACAACTTTTGTACAGTTAGACTTGAATGGTACGGAGACTGACACATATCTGTACTCGTTCGGCTGCACAGCAAGTAGCATCCCTATTTCAACTGCTATAGGTTACGGGATAATTCCTAATTGGGACTCTTCTGTAACATATACCGACCGAGAGGTTGTACTCTACACGGATGGAAACTACTACCAGTCTACTGTTGCTGGAAACCTAAATCAAAATCCTGCAACATCAGGGTCATGGCAGAATCAAGGAACAAGCTTTGAGCAGATACCTAATCAAAGTTGCACTGCTGACTCCCCCGTATCGTGTACTTTTACGATACAACTTGTCACCTTCAACGACAGCACTAATGGTTTCAGTGTAGGAGATCATATATCTGTTGCAGGCACGAGCTATCCAGAACAGTCCGTCATCACAGCGGTAACTACTACAGGTACGACGCAGCGTGTGACTTGCTTACTGCGCAACCCTAACTCTCAAGTAATTATATTCAAGGGTGGAGTAGCTGGCGGATATATTAGCTCTGCGGCTAACCTAGCTTTCTCTGGAATGCGTTCTAGCTACTATGCCTTCGGGTCTCTCGACGGTACTAATCTAATATACGGACTTAATGTAGGTGGAGGAACAACTAACTTACTACCGCAGGCAGGTAGTGAACAATGGACATCTGACGGAACAGCAAACTCAGAGTTTACAATATACCCCGGCGCAGAGATCGTATCCAATCCAGACTATAACAATCCAGCAGGCCATATCGAACAGAATAACGTACCATGGACTGCGGGAGACGTAGTAGAAAATCCCCATTACCCTGTTTACGGCGGTACGGGAATGTGGATTATCAAATCACAAATAACCCCTGCTAATCCTCGTCACGGTAGTTCAGGGTTTCTATTGGATATTGGTGGGACAGGGTGGGGTGGTGGCAACACTAATCACATTCAGGCCAATAACTATAACCCGGTAACTTATTATGGTGGTGGAGGAAATGCAAACAATACACTGGTAGCGCCGGGAGCATTGACGTTCACAGGCCCCTACAGCACTGGTTTGTTCTTCGGCAACGCTCCGCAGTCCGGTACTGATGCGCAATACCCACTAATAAAAGTGGGTAGTCCTTTTGATGGTGTAACTCAAGCCGACGTATTCGTTATTCAGTTTAACTATAACGAAAGTGGCAACTTCATATACAGTCCGACAAACGGATGGTGGAGTTTCAGTGGCAACTTACTAGCCAATACCTTCGTCACAAACCAAACCGGAGCGCCGCTGGCCGGAGCTACCGGTTCTTTCGTCAGTGAGGATAGCAAGACTGTAACAGTTGTCGGCGGAATCATTACAAGCATCGTGTAACAAAGAAGGAGCAATATGCCGAATCTCATAGGTTTGGCCGGTGGCCAAGCTCAGAAACAAACTCGCTTTGCACCTATTTACACAGGTCGCTGGTCTAGTGGTATCTGGACGAATCGTAGTCCTCTGCGAGATGCAAACACGACGCGCTTGACGGAAAAGTTTTATGGTGCCAGCGGTGATGCTCTCATCGCTGGTTCCAACGTCGAGATCACTAATCGTCTAACGCTCGGTCGTCGCCCTGGCAACTCGGTATATGACAGCAACACATGGAACAGCGTCGACCGCTTCTATGACTTCCGCCTTTTCAATCTCACGACTGAAGAGATTTATGTCATGATCGACCAGGCCGCAGCGTTGTTCTCTTTGTTCGACGGTATACAAACGCAAATATTTACGAAGACCGCTGGCGCAGGTTCGACCTTCATGCAGTCGGTAGGAAACTCGCTTTACTTCGGCAACGGTATCGACAATAAGAAGTGGGTACAGACGCTCACTACATGGCAGGCTGGTTTCAACTGGACTAACAACAGCACGCCCACCTTCACCACGTTCTTGATTGATCCCGCAGGAAACATTCAGCAGCTAACTACCGCAGGTATTTCTGGCGGCACTGAACCAACTTGGAACGAAACCGTTCCTTCTGTAGGCAATAACTTTCAGGGAGGAACCACGACCGATGGTACTTCTGTTTGGACTAATCGCGGCAACCCTATGGAGAATTGGGGAATTGCTGCTCCTACCGGAGTCGTTACTCCGGTCGTTGGCTCGTCGCGCGTATCGTGGCAGGCTTCCACGTACTACTCGCTCCCAGGCGTCCTCATCGACTCAAACGGGAATCTCCAGCAAGTAACGACAGCAGGACTCACAGCAGGTTCAACACCGACATGGCAGACAACTGTAGGAGCTACGACGACTTCTGGCACCGCAGTATTCACGCTGATCCAGCTTGCGTCGTCAATGGTATGGCAACCAAACACCTCGTATCCGAACGGACACTTCGTAATAGGTACGGCTACCGGTACCAACTGTCTCTTTCAGCTTGCATCAGGATCATCACTCGCGTTCAACTCGAACATTGCCGCTTATATCTATCCTCAAGGATCGGTCCCAGGTGTAGTTTACCTAACGTATCCCACCAGTCTTGGCAGTGCTACAGAAAGCTATACAACGCTTTCAAGCTTGCAGATGACAGGTACCCCAACAGGAAGCGGTGCGACTCAGTCATGGAATAACCTAAACGGTGCAGGAGTTGTCACAGGAACCACGACACCCTTCCCAACAGGTGCAGACCATGACTATCAGATGGTCGTTCTCGGCAGCTTTGATATCCCAGTTGCCGGGCAATATGCCTTCACCCTCGTCAGTCACGATGCGGTACTGTGGGGCATCGGCGACGGCGCGCAGTATGTCTCTGGACCAAACATCCCTCCCTCGGGTGGCGGCACGAATCCAACGCAGACGGCAGTGCAGGGATACCCAGTATTCGGTGGTAACAACAATCGCTTCGAAGCTGGTGGTATCTCCACGAACTCATTCGTCCTGAACTTTCCGACCGCTGGCACTTACCATTACGAGATTGACTACGCTTACTGGTTCCATTCCGGCCAGCAACTTAACCTATCAGCTAACGGACAGACAATCCCATTCGGCACAGCGACTACTGGCACAGCAGAACCCGTATGGCCAGCGTTCACTACATCAAACGCTCCGAACTACGCTACAGTATCAGAGTCGGCTGGTCAATACGTTTGGAGCAACCTGGGTCCGGTAACGGACTTCACGTTCCTTCCAAACGTTAACTACACGCTTCCGAATAACGTCATCATCGACCCCAACGGCTACACGGAGGGACCATTCCGTACCGGCGCAACCGGCACGACTGCCCCTACATTCACCACGGCGTTGAATGGCCTGACGCTCGACAATCCTAATCTGATCTGGATCAATCAGGGCGCTGCAACGCAACCTCCTGCTGGAAGTTTGAGCACGTTCAACGGCGGTTGGCAATATGCAATCGCGCTCGTGAATACGCTTGACAACACAGTAAGCAACGCGACCCAGCTCTCGATAGCGACCGGAAATCATGTCGGCTTTGCTAGTGTCACGATCCCTCCGGCCTCCGGTCTGGGTAACCTCGCTGACATCGACCCACAAGCAGACTACGTGGCGATCTTTCGTACCACTGATGGAGAAGCAACACCATTCCTCATCCCCGGCACGAACACGGTCTACACGATTCCGCTGTCGACGTACATCACGAGCGGATATACTGACACGACACCTGACACCGGCCTAAATAACTTGATTGAAGCTCCTATCGGCGGAGAGAATACCCCACCGGCCAACGGCGCGATCAACCTGACCTTCCATCTCAACCGTATCTTCTACTCGATAGGAAATACGGTATACTGGACATCAGGACCGGATACACCAATCGGCAACGGCGTAAACGGTACGTCTCCGCTCGACTTCGATACCTTTCCTTCACTCGTGAAGAGAATGGTTCCGACGACCTCGGGCTTGATGGTCTTCACCGTTTCGGACGTATACTTGATCCAAGGATCAGGAACGTCTCAGAGCCCGATCCAGTCGGCGATCCCAATCATGACAGGCATTGGTCTGTTGAACTACGACGCGCTCGATATCAATGGCTCGATCATTGGCTTCTTCAGCACTGACAACGAGTTCATCATCATCGACCCAGCGGCGGGTGTCACAGATGCAGGCTTCCCGATTGGCGATCAACTCCGTCAGACTAGTGGCAACATTGGTCAGAACTGGAACCCGGCTAATGTCTACGTCACATGGCATGTCCAAGGTGAAGATAAAGCTTGGTACGTCTCAGATGGTGTCAACGGTTGGTTCCGCTTGATGGCCACTCCTTCACCGGAGTCCGGCTACACGTGGTCACCGTTCGCAACGATCCAAGGCGGATGCAAGGCAGTGACGAGTATCGAAGTGACCCCTGGAGTCCACCGACTCTTGCTTGGTCCCACCGGTACCGGCCCGATCTTGAATCGAGATTTGAACGCCTCGCAGGACAATGGGGTGAGCTATCCGGCTAACGCTGTGATCGGTTCAGCCGTCTTAGCGCAGCCCGGCCAAGTCGCGGTTGTCAGCTATATCGTCACCGACAGTGCACCGTTCGGAACGCCGCTGACACTCGGTGTACTTATGGATGAAGCCCTTCCATACTACACCGGAACGTTCGACATCTTGAAAGAGAATGTCCCTGACCCACCGACCCTGGGACGATCCCGCTCGATACCTAGCCAGCGATTCTATCTGGCAGACATCGACTCGGGTGCAGTTTGCCGTCACATGCAAATGAAGGTAATTTGGGCGACCGAGGCAGCTCAAAATGAGTTGCTTACGCTGACGGTTTTTGGTGCTTTTTATCAAGAAAATTGATATAATAAAACCCAATGATAACCCATTGCAGTCGTGGACATGAGTTCTCTCCTGAAAACACCCTACTCCGAAAGAACGGGGGTAGGGTGTGTAGGGCTTGCGCAAAGCTCAGACTTCAGAAGTGGGCAAAAGAAAACCGAGAGTTGTATAACAAACAACGCAGAGATTGGGCTCGTAGTCATAAACGTAAGCCACAAAATCCTGTATCAAAGAAAAAATCGCACCTGAAGCTGCGTTACGATCTGACTATTGAACGTCATGATGCAATGCTTACGGAGCAAGACAATAAGTGCGCGATATGCCTAGAGCCCTTTGGCGTACCGCATGTCGATCACGACCATCTTACCGGTAAGGTACGCGGCCTCCTTTGCAAAGGATGCAACTCAGCTATTGGTAACCTGAAAGATGATCCTGTGATAGTCGACCGAGCATCGGAGTACCTAAGACGTGCCAACCCTATCAGAAGCCAGTAACGTCGATCTCAGTGGATACTCTCCTATACAAGCAGGAACCGCAGCCGTACCGCAACGTTATACCCCGCCTGCATCTCAGACCAACGACATGCAGCCGGGGTACAACTCGGCGATTCGCTGTCCTCTCCCGCCAATCTTCCAAGCGACCCCAGATTCTCTCCGTCAATTTTATTCTTCATCTGTGCCACAAACGCGCTTGCTTTCTGCCGTGACTTCTGGTATAAATGGAGGTGGAGGCGGCGGTAACGCGGTCGTATCCAGCGTAATAACCCAGAGCAGCGGATCGAACCCGGCCCCGGTGCAACTCGCCGCTAAGCAGGTATCGGTCACCACAACCCCACTCGGACCCGGCGCAACCTTTACCGGTGCGTTTGCTGTGACTACTGAGAGCTTCCAGCTTCTCAGTCTGACGGCAAGCACACAAGCGCGCGTGGAGATTTACGGGACAGCGTTCTCGCAGACGGCAGACCTCAGTCGTGCGATTGACGTTCCCCCTCCGGCAGGCTCGACGCAAAACATTATCACCGACGTTGCCATGGATACCGTACCTTATGCATGGAACTTTCAGAACCGTATTGGTGCGAATGGCGACAACCCACAGAAGCCTATGGCGTACGTGACGGTCACGAACTTGTCCGGTGCGGTCGCGGCGATTACTGTGACGTTGCAGTATGTACCCTTAGAAACGAGCTAGAATAATGAATCGAGAGATCGTAGGTGGTGGTGGAGCAAGCATTTATCCTTTGACTGGCGACATTCAGTCTGTCGCAGGGAGTCCTACCGTTTCAGTCACCGGACTCGAAGGAATCCCCCTCGCTTTTTCGGGACTTGACGACGGCGACTTTTTAGTGTATGATGAAACAGTTAACAACTGGGTCAATCGCTCGGTAGTAATCAGCTCAATTGAATTGCAAACAAACGGCACAGATAACTCTTCCCAGACTCTTCTCAACTTGGCTGAAGGAACCAACATAACCCTGACTGAATCAGGTGGTACCGTCACTATCAATGCGCCGACACCAACTGGCGCGAGTACCATCATACAGTCGTGGGGTCCGCAGGGTGCGGTGACAGGTAACAGTACGTTTCAGACCATGATCACTTACACCATACCTGCAAACACTATACCACCAGGCAAGGGCATTGAATTTGATTTTAGTGCTATAGGTTTGAGCGGGACATTTACTACAAATTCGTGGCAGATTGTGTTTGACGGGAACGTGCTAGGGTGGAACGGACTCGTTGGTGCCTCTGAACAAGCTTTCGGTGGCGCTAGGATTGTCAATTTACCTGGCGTCACAAACTCACAGACCTTTGTAATTACACCTTTGCAAGTAGATACAGCAAGCGCCGTTAGCCAGATTGTAAGCGCCGTCAATACATCCACTACCTCCGATACCACTACACCCTTGGTTTTAGAACTCCAATGGAATGGGCCAAATACCATGTCCACTGAGGTGTTCCAAGCGTTTGTGAAGTTTATATAAGGAATACATGATTACTTACCGACCTTTAGAGCCGGACGATATGCCGACCCTGGCGCTTTCGCTGGCCGCAGATGAGCACCATCAAGGAACGGAACCCGAGTTCTTCACAGAGATCGGATCGGTTTGCAACGTCTACGAGGACGAGCGTGGCCCGGTCTTCTTTCTTAGGGGTTCAAAAGCCCTTCGGCTTGATATCCAATATGTTTCAAATCATGATGCCAAACGCAACATGGCGGCTATGATACAAGGATTTCCAGAGCTAGTTGAAAAAGCCAGATCATTTGGCTTCACTGAGATTGTGTGTGTCACGTCGAATGACTTCCTCAAAAAGTTTTGTGAGAAGCGTTTAGGATTTACAGCAGTGTCAGGGCATGAACTTCGTCGGATGATCGCATAAAATGAGAATATGGACAAGAATTAGCTTCAAACTCGACGGCCCTAATTTTGTTGTTGACAAAGACAACTCCCTGTGCTATGATGGTTACTATGGACCACTAGATCTTGCGTGTGGGGCGACCTCAGCACAAAATGCTGCACAGACGCAGCAGGCAGGTTTCGCCACACAGGTCAACCAGCAGGCCGGACAAGTATTCGGTGCAGACAACCAGGTCTTCAATGACCTGATGTCGACGTTCGCCCCAACAATTGAGGCCGGACCATCCCAGCAAGGCTACAGCGCGGCAGAGAAGTCCAATCTTGACTCAGCGGCCATTACCAATTCAGGCATTGCAGCACGTAACGCCAAGCAAGCTGCCGGTGAAGCAGAAGCCTCCGAAGGCGGTGGTAACAATGCGGCACTTCAGAGTGGTACTAATACTGGCATCGATCTTAGCGTGGCGAATAGCGCGGCTCAGAATACGGCCAGCCAACTCAATACGATCAACACGAACGATTACGCGCAAGGGAACGCAAACTACAATGCGGCTACGAGTGGCCTTCTAAACGCGACAAATAGTTTCAACTCCTCGACTTCAGCTAACAACGCGGAGACAAATGCCGGTACTGCTTCGGCAAATACAGCCAATCAGATCGCAACCCAGAACAACTCGTGGGTGCAAGGCGTAACAGGTGCGCTAGGCGCGGTCGGCGGTGCATTTGCATCTGGCGGACTAAGTGCCCTAACGGGTAGTGGGGGAGCTTCTAGCCCTAATGCAGGCGCGAGTAGTGCGAATACAGGCAGCAGTTCAGCCGCAATGGACTTTAGTAACGGCATCGGATAAAGGAAATCATGGCAGAAGATACTTCAAATAGCAGCGCGGCTCCTATCGGATCGGATGTTACACCAGACTCACAGGTAAACGGTGCCGACACTTCTAGCACCGGTACCACTCCGATGTCAGGCAATTCTACCGACAACGGTACGTCCACGCCCGATGCCTCTGCTACAACCCCGGATCAGGGCAACGGTCCGACGCAGCCAGCAGGTCCGTCTCAGCAAGATCAGGCCCAGCAACCTAACGGCCAGCAGCCCGGTCAACCCAACCTCAAGCAGTCTGTGGAGAATGCAAGTGGTACGGCTGGTAACCCAGCGTCTCAGCCTGTTGATCCAAAGATTCAGCAGGCTTCGCGCTTTAGCTCCTTCGCTGAAGCACTGACTGGTGGAGCTCAGTACAAGACGACCATCGACCCGAATACTGGCGTGGCGACTCGTACCAAACAGCCGGTTACAACCAAGCAGCTCGGTCTTGCGCTTGCCTTCGAAGCACTTGGCGGAGCATTGGCTGGCTTTGGTGTACAGAACGGCCCAGGTAACCTTGGGCGCGCGGCTGCGGCTGGCGGTCAGTTTGGGATGCAGCAGGCCCAGGCAGTCCAACAGAAGAATCAGCAGCAGGATCAGCAGGCCAATCAGGATTTCCAGCGTCATGCCCAGGTTCTCGAAACCAACATGAAGCTGTACAATAATGCGCAGGCAGCGGGACGCGCCGACTACAACACGAATACTAACTACGTCGGACAGTTTGCCCCACAAGTCGAGCAGTTAATGAAGGACCACCCAGAGGTCATCAAGGGTGTCGTCAACGGCAGCGACCTCGCCAAGTATCATGTCACCCAAGACAGCGCGATTCCGTATCGCGTCGTCGCACGAGTTAATCCGCCCGGCGCACCTCATGCCGGTGAGCAGACCGTGGATTCAAACGGCAAGCCACAGTGGGACATTCAGTACGCGATTGTTGATCCGAACTTCAAGTCCAGCGGCCTCTTGACCGATGCTGACAAGAAGCTTGCAGCGGACCTCGGTATGGCAGGCTTCTCCGATGGCGACGGCAAACCGACAAAGCTTCCTCAAGACCTTTTGATGAACATGTCGATGGGTCTCGGTATCAAGTCCAAGCTTGCAACGTATCAGCTCAGCCAGTCGAACCTGAATGACTTCTACGATAAGCTGAACACTCACGACGCGCATGGCGACAATGGTGACGGCACAACTGCTAGCCCTAAGTCCGTGTTCAGTCTCTTCGGACAGGATAGCGACGGCAAGCCTAACTTCGACAAGTTGGCCGACTTCATCGCCCAGCACGAAGGTAGCAAGCCAACGGATCGCAACGCACGAAACAATAACCCAGGCAACCTCGTAGCAGACAAGTCATGGACAGGTAAGATCGACAACGTAAACCTTCCTGCCGGACAGACTGGGTTCCGCGTATACGATTCGCCCGATGAGGGTCACGCCGCACTGCTTAACCAGTTGCAGCTTGACTATTCGCGCAATCCAAACATGTCGCCTGAAGACTTCTTCACGAAGTACGATAAGAACGACGCGACACAGTACGCAGCGGACGCACGTAAGGCTGCTGGAGTTACTGCTCCCATCCCCACCGAGAACCCTGTACAGGCACCGGACTTGAAGGCGGCTGTAAAGGCCGATCCCACATTGCTGGATGCTTTGCAAAAGTTCCAGCCGTTTTTGAATGCTTCGAGTGACAACTACGAAAAGGCTGTTGGTGCCCTTGGTACCAAAGACCCAACATCAGCCGGTAAGATTCTCGCTCTCTATGGTGGCACGAATCAGATTCGCAAGATGGATTTGATAACGACCCAAGAGCAGGCCCAGGCAAAGACTGCACAAAAGGTTACTCAGGATCAGCAGGAAGAGCAGATCAAGTCAGACACGGCATACAAACAAGAGGCAGCTCGAATCAAAGCGAAGACCGACGCGGATACTGCGCACCAGCAGCAGCTTATCGGCGAATCAGCCAACGAACAGCCTGATGGTAGCGGCATTCGTCAGAACTATCTCGCATCCGTGGTAAACACTCAAGGTCAAGCTCACGCCGATCTTCTCCGAGCAATCGCAGAAGGCGCGCAGAAAGTCACGACAATGGGTCTGTCACGTCAGCAGACCATCGACCTAGCAGCAGAAGTCCGCGCCGCCTTCCCGCACTACGATCAGGCGACCGCGAACAATTACTACGATACACAGAAGAGTTTACAGTCGACCAAACCACTCGACGCGGCCAATACCGCTATTCAGCACTTGGGCGATTTCTACAACACTGTGACGAAGGAAGGCTACCGTGCGACGAATCCTCTGTTGAACTCTTTCGAGAGCAACTATGGAACACCAGAGCACAAAGCGAACGTCAACCTGTACAACCAAGCCATCACGCGCTCTGCATCAGAAGTTGAAGCAGCGTACAAGAATGGTGGAGCTTCCCTGACCGACAAGGACAAGGAAGATGCGAAGGAGATGTTCGGTCATGGCAACGGTGGCTGGTTCGCAGCTACTCCGAGCAAGCAGGCGGAGATGGCAAAGACGGCTATGGACCTTCTGACAGCGAAGTACAGCTCTGTCGACGGTCGTCTCGCAAACGTGATGCCATCCTCAAAGACACCGATCCAAGACTTAATGACACCGCAAGCCCACAAGGCATACCGCGATGCTCACGATGGTCAGGACTTCGACGCAGCAGCTCAGCAGCGTGAGAATGCCAGTAAGTACGGTACATGGTACGGTCGCGGTCAGCTCGACAACATCAAACAGACTAACGGCGGACAGGCTGGTAATCAGCAGATGTCAGGTCAGACCAACGGTCAGACAGCATCAGCTCCGGCACCTAAGCTTCCAACCTTTACACAAATGAGCTCAAGCGGCGCATTCGGTTGGGACGGCAAGCAGTGGGTCGACGTGAAGACCGGACAACCCGCTCCACCAAAGCAATAAAGCAAAGGGAACATAATGGCTGATCCAAACGCAATGAACGGTGCAATTCCACCGCCGCCCGATGGCAGCAATATCGTGGCCGCAGCAAATCCTAGCACCGCTCCGAGCGCAGACACCCAGCCCGGCGATACACAGCCGGGCTCCATTCCCCCTCCTCCTGACGGTAGCAGCATCGTAGCAGCTCCACAAGCTACTCAGGCTGCGGACACTTCTACACCAGCGACGTCTCAGCCGGATAATACTTTACTCGGCAGCTCCGCACTCGGTACGGCAGCTACCTTTGTCAACCACAATCTAAACCGCCTCAATGAAGGTGCTATCAAACCTGCCGTAGAAGGCGTAGCTAGTACCCTTGGGTCGGTAGTCACGCGTCCCATCGACTACTACCACAAAGCGGTAGCGGCGGCGCAGACTGGTGACTGGGCAACGGCGGCTGAAGAAGCTTCCAAGCTCGTCAACATGGGCATGTCAGATAAAGATCACCCGCTTTACAAGGCGGCTGAGAACATCATCATGCAGCCCCTCAAGCAGATCGAGGCGCAGTACAAAGAGAACCGAGCAGCCGGTAATGGTCGAATCGCCTCTGCGACAAACATCCCGAATATCATACAGGGCGGCAAGGACGTCCTCAATAATGCCTCGAATGATATAGGCAAAGGTGACTACAAGGGTGCGGCGGCTGACGTCGTCAGTCCTGTTCTAGGATCGCACGCGGTAGGGGCCATCCCGCTCGTCGGCGGAGCCATCCAGAACATCGCTCCAACCATCGACCAAGACATTCGCAAGGGTGACTGGGGTGCAGTGAGCGGAGACGCAGAAGCCATCGCCGCCAACATCCTTCCCTTCTTGAAAGGTGGGAAGGCAGCGGAGGCAGGAGAAGCGGCGGACGTTCCAGGTGGCGGCGGTGGCGGCGCGGGAGAAGGCATTCCTCCTGCCCCAGACGAAGCAGTAGCACCTGAAGGCCCGAGCGGTCCAGGCGGCGGCGGTCCTACGGATCAGTCCAGCTTGACGCGTGCAGCTCAGACGCGCGAGGAGTTGAATCAAGTCAGTCAGAGTGCCCCGTCAGCGGAACAGACTCAAAACGCACTACAGGGTAAGGTTCAACAGGCTTTCCAGCCTCAGCTAGATGCTAACAACGCCCTGAACGAAACGGCCAATAGGAACATCGACGCTACCGCGCAGTCCCAGGTTGCCACGGCCCAGGCAGAACAGGCCCAGCATGAATTCAATCAAATCGAGGCCGAGCGCGAAGTCGATAAGGAGGCTGCTCTCAGTCCTGGCGATGAATCCATTACCGCTGCTGCTAAGAAGGTAGCCGATGACTCTAATGAAGCAACGCATGACAAGTATCAGGCAGCTTCAGACAAGATGTTGAACGAATCAAAGGGTGCCAGTGTAGACTACGAGAATGGAGCGATTCACAAGGTAGTTCAAGACAAGTTGGGCACGGTCAAAGGTGAAGGGCCATTGACCAAAGCCGTGTCAGACGACCTACCCGGCTCCGCACGAGCTAACAAAACTCTCAATAACCTCTCTAAAATTATTGGACCTGAAGAGGTGGACGCGGAGGGTGTAGTCAAAGACGCAGAAGGCAATGAGTTGACACCTGAGCAATACCAGGAACAACTTTCCGCTCACGGTATCGAAACCGACCCTGAGACAGAAATCCAAGGCACCGACATGATGGATCAACCTGCGCAGAAGACTCAAGTGACAATGGCTGATGTCATGAAGATGTATAAGAAAATTGGTGAGCGACAGAGATCGACGGGTTGGGTAACCTCTGAAGACCTAGCCGATCAAGGTATTTATCGTGATTTGAAGAAAGCCGCCATTGAGACTATAGGTCAGATTGCCGAGAAGACAGGAAATCCTGATCTTATCAATACTGCTGAACAAATGAACTCAGATTATAGAACTGAGATTCGTAAGTTCGAGAATCCAGCGGTCAAGGCTCTACGCGGAGGTAAACTCTCTGACGTTGACGCCTACCTGACAGGAAAGCAATCGTCTCCAGGTAATATCGCCGCGATGAAAGAAACACTCGGATCGCACTGGCCTGACTTTCAGACTGCCTCGCTTCGACGTTTGATCGCGGATTCTGTTAACCCAGACGGTTCGATCAACTACAAGGGAGCAGTTAGTAAGCTGGCGCGACTGAAGGCCGACGTTCGTACAGACATGTACGGCGATGGCGGTAGTTCGATTATGAATGCTTTGAATCGTGCAGCCTCATCTGCTGATCTTGCTGAAGAGGCAGGCGGTAGAGTGCAGGCAGCCCAGGATGCAGCAGCCCAGGCAAAGGCTGGTGTAGGAAAGACTGTATCAGGGCGCTCGGCGGATATCAACAAACAGATCAGCGATATCATCGGCAACGGCGATATTACTGAACTGGTAAAAGACCCGGCGCGACGCACAGGACTACAGGAAGCAGTAGGGCCTAATGGAATGGAGCAGCTTACGGATATGGCTATCCAGCAGAAGGTCGCTGAGTTTAGTAATGCGACCAACAAGCAAGGCCAGCTCGTCAAGGGCGCGTTCAACGCTGAGAAGTTCATGAACTGGTACCAAGAGTTCGCAAACCACCCAGAAGCAGCAGACGCACTCTTCAAACCTACACCAGAAGCAGCGGCCCGTTACGACAAGCTCATCCACGACACGCAGAATGTAGCGTCAGTTCAGAAGCTTGTTGAGAATGGAGTAATCCCTCTCGCACTCGGTACGGCTGGCGGATTGGTAGCAGGCCCCTGGGGTATTCTCATTGGCGGACTCCTACGTGGGGGCGATGCAGCTCAGGCTCTCAAGACAGGAAGCTCAGCAGCCGAATGGCTCGCGAACCATCCTGCAACCTGGAAGGGCGTAGAGTTGGCAGGTAAGGTAGCGGATGCAGTCAAGGCTTCTCCGAAAGGACAAGCGGCGGCGGCGAAGGCAGCGACCTTGAAGAGCACGCTCTCGAACACGATGTCCTCTCTCGGCGGAAAGCCAAAGAAGCTGACGGCGCTGACTGGTGATGGTAGTGACATCACCTCGACCGCTCCAGTTCTTCCACCTGAAGTCCAAGCAGCTACTAATGATCTACCAGTTCAGACAGTCAAAGGCGCAGCCATTAACGATCCAAACAATCGCGGCGGCGGCGTACCGATTGCGAACGTAGATCAGGGCGCAGGGAACAACACCATCGAAGTGAACAGGCCGCAGGACTATGGCGCACCTCAGCAGGGGCATGAGCTCACACACGTATGGCAGAATAACCTTCCGCCATCGGTGCAGGCAAAGATACCTGATGATGCTAGTGGTACCGCAGCATTCGACATCTCCGATGCAGATAAGCTTCGTGCTCAAGGCAAGACTTTGACTGATCTCCCTCGGGAGAAGCAAGCGACAATCGTGCAGAAGTATATCGAAGACCCTAAGAAGAACGCGAACCTCAAACCTTGGATCAACGACATGACGCGCACGGCGCTGTCCGGCACGATGCCTACGTCACCCAATGCTACACGGTTGAACACTGCGACACGCCCACCTGGACCTCCAGATGCAAGTGTGGCCGGTGCCTATCCGAAAGAAGCTGCAAAGAAAAAGAAGTAACCTACAATGCTAGGCAATTTGGACATAAATGTCTGAGTTGCCTAGTATCTTAGGCATCGAAGAGGGAAAGTAGGGTAGCCATATTTTGAGGCAAGATGACTGGCAAAAAAGCAAACTAGTCACAGTTATGTGGCAGCATGGAAATACGTTCGGTGGGCACCTCGCTTCGTGCATGATAGGATCGTGCATTGCTAATAGATTTAGATTAGGTTGGGGTACATGGTCAGAATGTATAGACAACATCCCTAAGTACTCTGCAACCTTTGAGCAGCCAGGGGGTAGTCCTGCCATTTGGGAACCTCAGTTCGTAAAACTTTTACACGAAGTAGAAGGTATATTTGATGGAACCCAAGACTACTCCAAAGGTGGTTTATATTGGGCGGACACTACAAAGATAGAGACTCCCTTCTTTAAGGAAAAGATTCTTGCGGATAAAGAAAGACATCCATCTATAGGGTCGATGAACTCTTTGATGATATTTAAATAACCAAGTAGGAGGAGTTATGTTCAAACAGATCGGCGCGGCTTTTGGCCATTTGAAAATGCCGCCGCTGAAGGAAATCCTTTCGGAGGACGGGATTGGTTCTTACAGTAGGTACTTAGGTTTCTGGACTGCTATATTTGTGTTTGGATGGGTTACATATGTTGTCATTCACAGCCACGCATTGCCGCCAGATTTAACAGGCCCAGGTACATTTCTTGTAGCAGGCCAGAGCGCGTATGCTGCCAACCAAGCTAAAAGCGCAGCCAAGGCACTCAAGCCTAATGTTCCATCAGCCATTACTGTCAATTCAACAGGCACAGCGAATGTCAGTCCATCACCAATAGGGGATACGCCAGCATGATGCTCTCACCTGAAGTCATATACGAACAGTCAAAATTCTGGCTGGCACTCCTATCATTCCTGTGGGCAATCTTCAAGGGATTCAATTGGGTCAAAGACATCCGAGAGAAAGACCTCAAAGAGATTCACGTTGGCATCACATCCTTGCGCGGCGACCTGCAAGGGCAGACCACGCAGTTAGTCGAGCAAATCAAAGAACTCCGTAACGATGTACGCTACTCGCAATACCGTCCGCAGTACGATGTGATGGAACCTGCAAGATCGCGTGCCCCCCGTAAGACACCCCGTAAACGGCAACCGGCCAAGCCCAAGTCAACAGTAGTTGAAGTAGTTGAATTGACACTTGACAAATAGCCTGTGATGGTGTAGTATTGGAGTACGGCATGAAATGCAAATCCCCAAAGGAGGGGCATGGCAGGTGAAACACTTCGAGCAAAACTAATCGCAGATGTCCAGCAGCTCGACCAGAAACACCCCGGTCTTTTGAGCCGCGAGTTCTACCGCAAGCATGGAAGCTTCAGTGAACGCGAGTGGCGCAAGACCTTCCGAAATTTCAGAGAGTTCCTTTACGTAGCCGGACTCAGAACAAAGAAGACAACGACAGATAACAAGCAGACACCATACGTCGGACCCGATGCACCTGAGCCACAAGCTTCGGAGCAGAAGGCAGTGCTCGGCGAGACAGTCGAACACGTCGGCCAGGACAAGATCAACGTAAGCTTCCCCAAGACACGTATCCATACGCTCCCCGAGCTGTTGGCGTTCTGTGAGGTTGATCACGATATCTGGGAGGTTGAACGTTGGGAATGTACCAAATGGGAGATGGCAGGCTTTCCGAAGGCTGTCGGTGAGAGTGGTAACTGGTCTCGCGAGACTACTGACCCGATCATCACCCCGCTCTACCGGTTGAAGGCTACCCTCGTCCGCAACAAGTCGAAGGAGTTTGCCAAGAACGAAATCGCAGCAATGCGTGACGCGGCGCTTTCTAATCTAAACGCTGTAAAGGTTCGCGCAGTAAAGCACCTCGGTGGACTGACAGGTAACCTGCTAGAGATTAATATCCCGGATCTTCACGCAGGCAAGTTAGCTTGGAACCGCGAGACCGGATACAAGGACTACGATACAAATATCGCTCTCGATGTCTTCCAAGACGCAGTAGATGCATTGATCGCACGTAACGCTCATATAAAGTTCGACAAGGTTCTATTCGTTGTTGGCAATGATATGCAGAACGCAGATACGCTTGAGGGCAACACGACAGGCGGCACGCGACAGGATAACGATAGCAGGTACTACAAGACCTTCGTCAAGCTACGCAATAAGGTCATCGACGTAATCAATCAGCTTCGAGAGATCGCTCCGGTCTACGTTATGTCTTGCCCAGGCAACCACGATAAGCTGAGCGCATGGCACCTAGCTGATTCTCTCAAGATGCGCTTCCACGGTTACGAAGACGTCGAAGTCAACTGCGAACCAAAGGAAAGAAAGTATTTCCAATGGGGCGAAGTGATGCTGATGTTCACACACGGCAACACCGGTAAGAAGCCGGACTACCCGCTGACAATGGCGCAAGAAGAGAAGCAGATGTGGGCAGACACTACGTTCCGCGAGTGTCACACTGGACATATCCATCAGACGATGGTACAGGAATATCATGGCGTACGAGTACGCACGTTACCGGCGCTGTGCGAACCCGATGCGTGGCATGCTGCGAATAACTACGTCGGCAACATCAAGACGGCTGAGTCGTATGCATGGAACAACATCCTGGGCCTGATAAACATGGCCTTCTATAACGCAGACTAAAAGGAAGAACAAATGGCATTAGTAGCCTTTCAACTTACAGCAACCGGTACGGCGCAGCAATTTCCCAGTAACCCGGTACTCAATTCTATTACCCTCGCTGGTAAAGCCGGTAACTCGGCTGCTATATCAGTAGGCTCAACAGCGGCAGTAACGGCCAGTACTGGTTTCCTTCTAGGGGCCGGAGTCACAGTCACGATCCCTTGTCGTTCAGGTAACACAAATGAGATTTGGATTATCGGTACTGCTAATGACGTAGTTTCTATAATCGAGGCTTGACAAATATAGTCCTATGTGGTAGAGTAGTTACATGGGACTATCTTACTCAGAAGAAAAACCTACCGTTGGACAGATCGTAAACCACGACGGTAAGACTTATAAGGTCACCAAGATGACGAGTACGGCCATTGCGGTCGAGCGTTACTTCTGGTGGGACAGGCTGTACGACCGTTTCATCAGGAGACCGGATGAGGATTCATAAGTTTTTCCCGAACGAGGAGTACAAACTAGCGTTCGCGGAGATTGAAATAGGCTCACTGATTGACATTGACGGGCAGCTCCATATCCTCGTCGGTGTCGATCCTTGGTGCGGCTATGTCGTACGGTATACGTGGTGGTACGAATTACTAGACCGCCTTGGATACTGGATAGCAGACAAGACAAACCGTGGGTATCGTGGTTTCGTAGAGAGACGTCACCTTGTCAGATAGCAAAATGGATGGAGGTCCATGCCACACCTACCAACTGAAGCGGCAGCTCGAAAGGCTATACCGCTTTACTCAGGATTGATGAAGTATTTTCCAGATGCATTAGCTGCCGTAGCATCGCTTTCGTACCAAGGTAATTTACAGCATAATCCAGGGCAACCTTTACACTGGTCACGTGATAAGTCTAGCGACCACCACGATACCCTCATGAGGCACCTACTAGAGGCCGGAACAGTGGATATCGACGGCCATCTTCACTCTACGAAAGCAGCCTGGAGGGCTCTGGCTGCTTTACAAATCGAGATTGAAAGTAATAATAATAAGAACCCAGAAGCCGCAGCAATTGGTCAAGACATAAACGACGATGATGTCCCGTTCTAAAAGGAAATCAAAATGAGACTACCGAATAAGCTGCCGCAATTCGTAAAGTTGACCGATGAGGCTAACGCCGCACTCCGTCGCAAACAGATAACAGGCAAGCGTCTGGTGAAGTTCCTCATCAGTAATGATGAGAAAGATATGCCGCTGTCTCATGAAGTCCGGCAGATGGCCGCACTGCTCTTGAATGAGCGTGGGTTCATCTTAGAAAGCCCGAAGGATAGAAACAGATTATGAATCCAGTCTATTGTAGGCAGCTAGAAGATAAGAGCGGCTATGGCGTGTTTCAGGGTATCATTCGTCACAGCAAAGCACATGGACCCGTTCTCGATGAGAAATGGGAACTATGCCTGGGCGTCGGTAAGACTGCAAGGGCAGCATGGAAGGACTATGAACAAACCAATTGACAAGAACCTGCCCAAGGCAGCAGCTTATGCACACAAGCCGGACGTGTCTGTCCTTCAGGAGTTCTTTGACGAGAAGCCCGAGGGCTCTGTAAAGATCGACGGTAAGACTGTGAAGAGCCGTTTCAATCCTATCGAAGAGCCTAGCAAGTACAACTGCCAGTGCGGAGACCCATCGTGCAGCAGCTAGTCAAGGTCAAGATGTTTGGTTCAGCTATGGAACTTGAATTGTTCCTAAATGATCTAGCTAACGACCCGAACAATAGATGGAACATGGAGTTCCTTACGGAAGTCTCTGGACACTATACGGGCACGTTTTACTATCAGGCACCCGCCGCACCCGTTGCACCGACGTACGGCCAAATGAATGCGACTACCTACCTCCCCTCACTAAACACGTGAGGGGCGTTTTCTAGTCTCAGGAGAAGAGATGCCAAGAGGTGTACCTATCGATCTGATAGGTAGGAAGTTCAGTAGACTGATCGTAATTGAAAAGGCCACTATGCCTAACGGTAAGTGTGGCCTAAGATGTCTGTGCGATTGTGGTTCCTATAAGAACGTAACATCAAGTAATCTGATCTCCGGCGATGTGAGAAGCTGCGGGTGTCTTTTTAGAGAACAACCAAACCAGTTACGTCACGGTCATGCAAGAGCCAAAGATCACAGCAGCGAGTACAATAGCTGGTGCGCGATGAAAGGCCGTTGCCTCGATCCTAAAAATCGAGCCTATCATCACTACGGTGGCAGGGGTATCACAATATGTGAAAGATGGTTAGTCTTTGATAATTTTCTAGCGGATATGGGTCAAAAACCTACTAAGCTTCATACCATCGACCGTATCGAAGTGAATGGAAACTACGAGCCGACTAATTGTAAGTGGTCCACCCGTAAAGAGCAAAGACTGAACCAAAGAAAACTCGCACGAATAGAAGACTTCACGATAGAAGAACTAGTCGCCGAGATAGAAAAGAGACGGCATGACCTCAGCAATTGAAACCTCTGTGAAGACAGATGTAACAAATACGAAGAGTTGGCTTGTACAGCATGAGCGACTTATCATCGTCGTCCTGG